TGAGTGCCAACCAAACCAACATCTTTTTTAGTTCAGCTAAAGCCTTAGATGTTGGTCGAGTTGATGGTTTGATGTTATCGGAATTCCTAAACATCTCAAACCTTGGTATAAATATGTACCGTGGTGCAACTGGCGATCCTTGGGTATATCTGTCTGATTCAGGATTTGATACGTTTAACGCTATTAGAATGTCGGCAGGATCGTTGCAAGTGGTTAACTCATACATCACCCTTGCAAACACTCCTGCGTTGCGTGGCGTACACCAGACGGGCGGCATCTTACAGTTTACAAACTGTTACTTTACAAGTGGTCAGACGCAGCCGTTTATGTTGCTTGAGAATATGTCTGGGGGGGCGTTACAAATTGACAACTGTTACTTTAATTACGCAGGCGGCGCACAAGTATCGTTGGGCGGTAATGCAAATGCCAACTCAGTACAAATCTCTAACTGTCGATTTCAAGCCCAGTCAGGCGCATTTCAACTGTTGGGCGCAGCTGCCGGTACAAACAAGATTCATCTGTCCAACAACGTCATTGAAACTGCCAACGTTGGGTACAGTCAGCCAATCGTAGATGTTTACGGTGCTAATCGTGTTTACATGACCGGCAACCGTGTTAATGATGGGCGTGGCAATTTTATCCATATTCAGAATGACAATCCTAATTGGATTAGCGGAAACATTGGATATGGATGGACATACTTGTTCCCATCTGCAAAAATTGGGTTTTACTCAAACAACATCTGAGGCAGCAAATGGATTGGCAAAATTTTATCAATGTAGGGGGGGGGTTATTACTTGCCATTGGTGGTTGGTTTTGCCGTCAATTATGGGATTCTGTTAAAGAATTAAAAACTGACATTGCAGGGCTTAGACTTCATGTAAGCGATGTATACGTTAAAAAGTCAGAAATGGACACGCTTAAATCAGAAATGGACAAGCGTTTTGATCGAGTCGAGATGTTATTAGATCGATTGTTCGATAAACTTGAATCTAAGGTAGACAAGTAATGGATCCAATTACCCTACTTGCAGCACTTGGCCCACTTGCTGTTGATTTAGGCAAAAGCCTAATTGGGCGGTTTATTCAAACTGACGTATATAAGCCAACAAATATTGGCGAGTACACGCAAATGCGACAGACCGATTTAGCGATGTTTCAGGCGATGAATAACGCAGGCGGTACTGGCGCAACATACCCTTGGGTTGAGGCCGTTGTAAGGCTGATGCGACCCGCTGTTGGGGCAATTGTATTGGGTACTTGGTCATTTATGATGTTGACGGGTCAAGAAAACGCTGCGGTTAATAATTTTGCAAGTGCTGTAGGTTTTTATTTGTTTGGCGATAGAACTTTGTTTTACGCACAAAAGAAATGATTACAAATGAATTGTTGGTTACGTCACAAACTTGTACGCCAGCAATGGCTGACAAATGGCTTATCCCACTTCAATTTACTTGTGACAAGTTTGAGATTAATACGCCAAATCGAGTAGCAGGCTTTCTTGCTCAAATTGGGCATGAGTCAGGCGGCTTTAGGTTTACGTCTGAGAATCTTAATTATCGTGCTGAAACGTTAACACGGTTGTGGCCTAGTCGATTTCCCCCAGGCGTTGCAGAATCCTACGCCATGCAACCCGAAAAGATTGCCAACCGTGCATATTGTGACCGCATGGGCAATGGTGATGAGGCATCTGGTGACGGTTGGCGGTACAGAGGCAGGGGTTTGATACAGTTAACCGGCAAAGATAATTATGCAAATTTTTCAATGTCAACAGACAATGAGGCGTTAGTTAAACCTGATTTAGTTGCTGAACCTGAACTGGCTGCATTGTCAGCAGGTTGGTTTTGGTCAACAAATGGATTAAATGCGTTGGCTGATGCCAAAGATATTGTTGGTATGACAAGGCGCATTAATGGCGGTACAAATGGGTTAGATGACCGCCAAATGAGATACTCAAAGCTTATTTCTTGTTTGTAAATTGGTTATCGCAATAGACACAAAGACCATCACGCAAATGGCTGCAAATTTGACCGCAAGTATCGCAAACCCATTCTTTTGGGAAATCTGATTTTTTAGGCCGTGACCAACGCAGCCAAACAAGCGTGCCAACCGTTGCGGCAGCTGCGCAATAAAACACAAACATCCAATCCCAAATTGTCATTACCATCCCCCCACACCCATAAGTACCACTTGTTCTTTTGCGGCTCTCTGAGAGGCTATACGCATGGCTGGTGACAATCGATAGGCAGGCCGATCAAACCTATCAATCTTCTTTTCAACGTGCGTTAGGAATTTCTCCAAAAGCGCACGTTCGCCAGTTGGTGCAAGACCGCCTAATTCATGGGCGCACATGGCTAACATTGCAGGCCGACTGTCTGGCAGCATACCCTTAGTGCGTAATTTGTCAGCAGCGGCTAAATATAAGTTTGATAATTTCATTGCAATCCTTTTGCTATATCGGCTAGTTCACGGCGCATCACCACAAGTTCTTCAGCCTGTAAAAGTACGGTTTCCGCTAAAGTTATAATGTCTTGTTGCAAATTTTTGATGTATTCAGCTGCCTCAGTTTGCTCTTGATGCGTCATAAAAAACCCGTTTTCCAAGTTTCTTAATATTTGTTTAGGGCTAAGTGGTTTCATTTGTACATTGCCAAATTTTGGCTGTAAATTTGTTGGTGTCATTTTGTTACCTAAAAAAAGTAATAGACTTTACGAAATATCAATTTTCGGTTGTGTGATTTCATAAACACACCCAATTCAGGGAAATACCAAAATTGCTTACGATAATGACGCATCTTCATTGTTTTCTTTTAATGCGTAAAGTGGTATGTTGTATATCCCAGTTCCATCTGTTTCGCTTGATGAAAGCACATCGTTGTAATAAGGCATCATCCACGCTACAGGCTTTAATGCAGCCAACGAATCAGCAGCCTGGCGAAAGGCACAAGGGTTGTACTGAGCGTTGCATTTGCCAGCGCAAGCCTCTTTAAACAAATGGATGTAATCGGCCTTGGTCATATTGCCCCCTGAAGGTTCAAAACAATAAAACACATTACTAATCCAAAAATGTAACCAAGCACAAAATAATCAAATTTATCGTTCATAGATGTAACCCAAAAGGTGCGTGAGCGTGGGTAATGACAAGGTTTTCGTAATCATCTGAAGATTCTGTAGCAGTCGGGGCTTGTCGAGTTACAACAAACGTTGCAGGTGCAATCCTGCGTCTGCCATCACCACGCTTTTCAATGATCCCGTTGCGCTGAAGGTTGTTCAAATGCGTATAAATCGTGTCCTTATTCATGCCAAGATAGTTTGCAATCTCTTTAGTTGATCGAGGCTCTTGACAGTAATTGATGATTTTTTGAATTGTTGTCATATATTCTCCGTGTCTAATGTTTAGTTAGCTTAACATATTTTATTAAATATGTTGCTGCTACTTATCATTTGTCGTATTTTTTCCAAATTTTCTTTGGCTGTTACATCGTCAACTTCTACCTTTTGATAACCAAGCTGCAAATCAATTGTCTTAGCTGGTGCTTGTCTGCACATATCCCGAAACTTTATGGCGTTTGGCACACGGTCTGGAAGGTTCTTCAGCACAAAAGCTATGGCCTCAGGCTTATCAACAAACCCAGCCAGTTCTTCAGCCCAAACCTGTTTAGCATTAGCCATGCCAACATCATTACCGTTTGCATCAATAACTGAAAACTGGCTTGTAAATTCCCGACCATAAATGCCCTGGAGTCTAGCAAACATCTTATCAATCCAAGCGATTGGCAACATTGAAAGCCTCCATTTCAATTACAGATGTGTCACCAAAGATAGCTTTAGCTGTTGCGTCTTGTCTAAGTTGATGCTCTGTCTTGTTGCCTTTCTGTACCCATTCAGCCTTAAACCCTGTCCATCCTCTAGCGCATATTTCTTGCAATGCAGCATTTAAAGTTATGCCTGCTTTATTGGCCTCACGCTCTATGCCTTTTAAAGCTGTTTCAGTTATGGCGGCTTTCTTTGCTTTTCGTTGCTGAACAAAATCTTGCCACACTTCAGGTAATACGCCTACTGGCGAAACGTAGTTATCTTTTATTGGTTTATGTTTAATGTTTAATGGTTTATGTTTTATGTTTAGTTGCACATCCGTTGAACGGTCGTTGAACGCCTGTTCAGGAACTGCGTCTTT